TACAGTTAATTATTATTATAAAGACATTAGAACATCGATTGTAACGTATGGCCAATAGTGAAATAGTAGGCAATCTACTTAAAATAGAATTTGAAAATAACACAATGCCAGTTGTGGCAGTGAAATCTAATAAGCCATATTTATATTGGGGACAACAAAACAATTATCCATCTTACCTATTAGAATTATATAAACGTAATGCTTATCATGGTGCAATTATAAAAACTAAGGCTGAGCATATTTATGGTAAAGGATTATGCTATGATAAGGATGAATTAACATTAGCTGAGCAAATTCAATACGATAACTTCTTAAGTAAAGCAAATAGATTTGAAGATTGGAATAGTATATTTAGAAAAAACACAACTCCGTTTGAATTATTTGATGGGGTAGCATTACAAGTGATTTACAATTTCAATGGTAAATGTGAAGTATATGCGATGGAGTTTGCTAAGTTGAGATTAAGTCCTGATGGTAAAACAGTTTACTATTGTGATAAATGGATTAATGACGATGGTACAAGGAATATTAATCCTGAAAGACATGATTCATTCCAAGAGTATCCGATATTCAATCCACAAATAAGAACAGGAACTCAAGTATTATATTATAAGTTACCTACATTAACTGCAATGGAGTATGGAGACATATATCCTGAGCCTAATTATTTACAATGTTGTCAAGACATTGAAACAGATATCGAGATAACTAACTTTCATTACTCGAATACTAAGCAAGGATTTAGCGCATCTGCAATGCTTTCATTATTTAATGGTGAGCCAACAGAAGCCGAGAAAAAGAAATATAGCAGATTATTTGAGAATAGATTTACAGGCACAAGTAATGCCGGAAAGATTATATTTAACTTTGTTAACCAAGGCGGTCAAGAAGCTAAAATAACTTCATTAACTGCAAGTGATTTAGATAAACAATTTGAGATATTATCTAAGCGATTACAACAAAATATATTAACAGGACATCGAGTTGACCCTGCATTAGCTGGTATATTCAGCGATACAATGATTGTAGGAGATAATACTGTTTACTTACAAAAATACGATAGATGGGTAAAATCATACATTGAACACAGACAAGCGATACACATTGAGATTATTCAAATGATAGGCGAAGTTAATGGAGTTGATTTATCTAAGTTAGAAGTAAAACAGAAGGCTCCTGCATCATTGGATTTACCTTATGATACTAATTTATTGACTACATTATTTGATGCTGAAACTCTAAAGAAACATTATGCTAAACAATTAGGTATTGAGATGAAAGAAAGTTCAGAGGTTGTTATTGCTAAAGATAGTTTAGAAATGGAAGGAGTTAATGAGCATTTAAAGAATATAACTGCTAAGCAATGGATTCATATTAAGCGATTAGTTAGAGAAGTTACCAAAGGTAAAACATCTAAAGATGCTGCTAAGATGCTAATTAAGAATAGTTATGGCTTAAAGGATGAGGATATTGAATTATTATTCAAAGCACCTGAGAGTGCATTCGCTAAACATAATGCAGATAAAATGGCTGATTTGTTTATTGAATGTGCTATTGATGATAATCCTGAAGATGAAATATTAGCTGAGTTTGAAGTAAAGAATGGATTTGAAGCATTGGAAAAAGAAAATAAATTCTTTAGACATCAATTCGCTAATCCTTACGAAGATAAAACTAAGTTAGAGAATGCGATTATAGATATGACTTCAGGAAATCCTTACATCACTCCTGAAGAGATTGCAAAACAATTAGCATTAGATTTGACTGTAGTTTTAGGAGCGATTGAATCAATGAAGATATTAGGCTTATTAGATGCATTAGAGGGTACAATAATGCCAACACCGAAAGCTATTGAAAGAACTATAAAGCCTGTTAAAACTGAGATTTATACAGTTTACAAGTATATAGTTAGAGACGATGTGCCGGATACTAAAACAAGTAGTAGAATATTTTGCGAAAGATTAGTAAAAGCATCTAATAAAGGTAAAAGATGGACAAGGGAAGCAATAGATAAATTATCTAATGACATGGAAGATAATACAGATGCATGGAGTTATAGAGGTGGTTATTATACTAATCCTGACAATGGCGAAACCACTGCATATTGTAGGCACATTTGGAAATCAGTAATTAAAGCAAAAAAGAAATAATGAGTAATTTAATTATATCAGAAAACTATTTAAAGGAGTATACAACCATCAATAATAATGTTGATGTAAAGATTGTTACTCCTGTAATTCAAGAGTCTCAAACGTTCTATATATTGCCTATATTAGGTACTCAACTATATAATCAAATTATATCTCAAGTAGGTAGTAATACTGTATCGGCAGCTAATGTAACTCTATTAGATAATTATATAGTGCCTTGCTTAATGTATTATGTGAAATGTGAGTTAATTCCTGAAATGAAGTATAGAATGATGAATAAGGGAGTTATGGTTAAGAATAGCGAGAATTCATCTCCTGCTGATTTGACTGAGATACAATTCTTAATGGATAGAGCAAAGAATAAAGCAGAAGAGTTAGCCGAAAGGGCAACAAGGTTTTTAAGACATAACTCAAGCACTTATCCATTATATACTGCGAATGCTCAATACGATGAAATTAGACCAAACAGAAACAATTATACAGGTGGTATATTTGTAGGTGATTTAAGAAGCGATGAAGATGACTGCAATATAATTATAGGTAATTATTAATTATGGGTGTACATAAAAAGAATATTAAACTTTTACAACAATACGAAAAGCTAAATGCTAACATTAAATCAGATAGTAAAACTGTTCGAGGACAAAAAAACAAACCACGCTCAACTAAGTAATGGCACATTCATTTTTGATGAAAGTGCTGAATGGGGTGCTGACTTTGAAATAACTTATCCTTTGTTTGGTGTTAGATTGCAACCATCAACGCTAAATGGTAACATACACACATTCAATTTTATGTTTGAATTTGTGGACCATGTACATCAAGACAAATTAAATCAAACAGAAGTATTAAGCGATATGATGAGTATTGCTTTAGATATCTTCGCACAAATAAAATCAGACCTTGAAGATTATTACGATGCAACTGTAAATATAACAAGTTCATTTCAGCATGGTATCGGAGTTTATGATGACGATGTTACCGGATGGCAAATGACTGTTTCAGTTGAGCAATTTTACGATATGTCAACTTGCGAAACTCCAAATAGTGGATTGAATGCAGGAGTAGTTAAGATATTAGACCAAAACGGAAACGTAATAGCGACATTGAATCCAAACTCGACTTATACAGTTGAGGTATTACAAGAGATTATACAAACATTAGTTGACCCTGCTCCGTCAACAATTATACAAACATTAACATAATGGCTACAGTAGAATTAAGATACGACCCAAAAGATACTGCATGGTTTACAGCCAATGCAACAATGATATTAAAAGCAGGTGAGCCTGCATACCATTCTACAACAGGACAATTCAAGTTAGGCGATGGTACAACTCAATTAAGTTCTTTGCCATTCCTTCCTGCAGGTGGTGGTGGTGGTGGTGGTAACTTCGTTCCGTACACAGGTGCAACTGGTGATGTTGATTTAGGAGAATATGAAATAAAGGTAGGGCAAATAGAATTAGACCAAACACCTACAGGAACTGCAAGTGTAGCGGTAACAAGATGGAATGATACTAATGGAACTACAGAAACTACCTTAAAAGGTGGTAGTGTAGTACTTAAGAATGGAGTTGATTTAGTTGCAAGGGTAGTAAATAAAGTTACACCAAACACAACACTAACTAAAGCGGCCTATCAAGTAGTTAAGGTAACAGGCGCTCAAGGTCAACGATTAGCAGTTAATTTAGCTCAAGCAAATAACGATAATAATTCAGCTGATACATTAGGAATTGTAACTGAAACAATAGCAACTAACCAAGAGGGTTTTATTATTTGTGTTGGTCAGATTGAAAATATAAACACTACAGGTTCATTACAAGGTGAGACATGGGCAGATGGTGATGTGTTATATTTAAGTCCTACAACACCTGGAGCAATAACTAAAGTAAAGCCTAATGGCTCAACAGGTCATATAGTAGTTTTAGGTTATGTTGAATACGCTCATGCTAACAATGGTAAGATATATGTTAAGGTGATGAACGGTTGGGAGTTAGATGAATTACATAATGTTTATATAAATAATCCTGCCGATAATGATGTTTTAACTTATGAGAATGCTACATCGTTATGGAAAAATAAAACATTTACAAGTCTTTCAAGTGGATTAGTACCTTATACAGGTGCTACAGGTGCAGTTGATTTGTCAACTAATAATTTAACTTGTGGCGATGCGATTATAAAAAAACCTAAAATAACAGTTGAGTTAGTAGATGCTCAAACAGTTAATTTTTACAATAGATATAACTTAACTATTGATTCAATTACCAATGTTTTAAACTCGCCTACAATAACTATTCAAGATGATAATGTGGCTTATACATTAGGCAATACAATAGCATCCGGTTCTAAAATAACAATAACTGCTTCAACTGCTTCGGTAGTTGTATTAAACGCAACAAGATTATAAAATGAATGAGATTTATATAAAAGCTACTCCTCCTGCATCTACTCCATTAACAACTGCAAAGTTAATGAAAACAGGACAAACAACTTCATATAGAACAGGAGATGATCCAAACTTAGGAACAGGTAGAGCAACTTCATTTACTGTATTATCAGCCAATAATCCATTTGGTAATACTAATAGATTTACCGATGAATTAGGGGGTACAACTTATACAAATAATATTGTAATTGATTGGTCAACTTATGATGGTTCAACTGTTTTAGGATGGTATCGATTAGCAAGACCTGCATCAGGGTCTTATACTTGGAATCAAGCTATTGATAATGCTTTAAGTTTTTCAATAGGTACTTATACAAGTGGTTGGAAATTATCCAATATAATGGAATATGCAAGTTTAATTAATTGGGGAAATACACCTGCAAATAAAATTAACTATGCGCCATTTAGTTTAGTTGGTGATTTTTGGAGTTCAACAACCGATGCAAATGCAACTGCTAATGCTTTTTATTTAATCAATTCAACTACTTTGCATATATTTACAACTGGTAAAACAGCAGGAATAAAATCATTATTTAATCGAGTATTCACAGTAACAGGAACAAATTTAACTTAATATGTCAACTTATAGATTCCCTCAATTCAATTTAGAAATAATTAATCCAACAGTTACAGTCTTAACTGTACATGATTCAATACAAGTAAAAGAATGCAATGCTGATATTCTATTAGTAACAGATACTGCTTCATTTGGTATTAACTTTACAGGTTTTACTTATGTATCTGATTGGAATGATACTGATATTATTAATTGGATAGATAATGAATTAACTAAATACGAAATATAATGGCACAAACTACTAAATACATTAAGCTAATAGGTAGCTTTACAAGACCTGATAATTCTACAGAATATGCAACAGGCGATGTTATAGGTACTTCACCTGCTTCATTAATTGAGTTTACAAGCGATGGTGTAAACATAACAAGCGGTCAATCATTGAAG